GCACATCCACGTCCGCCAGGCGCATCCGTCGCTTCAACGACTCCCGAGCCTGAAAGCTGGCCACCATCTCATCGGCCCGATCCAACACGAACCACCGCCGCGACGTCACCACCCCGAACTCCGGGTCACACACCGAACAGCGCACCACCCGCCAGCCCTCGTCCACCCGCACCACAGGCGACACCTGGAACACCGCCTCCGTGTTCGTCCACACCTCGCACTCCGCCCGGTGGACGATCACCTCCCGCAGCTCGTCGTAGACGGCTAGGTGGAGGGCCACGGCAACACACCCTGAGCAACCACACGACCCATGACCCCCGTACCAGGGAACAGATCGTCGACCTCGTCGCCCTGGCAGTAGCCCAACAGATCCAGCACCCACCGACAGAACCGGTCCGGCTTGGCCCCCGTCAATCCCTTCCGCAACGCGATCGGCTCCGCCAGATGATCCCGACCCACCGGCGCACCGTCCGACGACGAACCCCGGGCAGGGACGAAGAACACCGGCTCCCATGTGTAGGCGATCCGCACGTTCGCCTTGAACGCGGCAAACGGTTTCACCCACGCCGCCACCCGTATCCCCGACGGCGCCAACGAGACCAACGGATCCAGAGACTGCGAGCTGAGGCTGTACGCCCACCCGTCGTACTCGGACGCCAGTCGCGCCAATAGCACCTTGTGGGTCTCGACGTCATCCCAGCAACGGCCGTCAGGGTGGTAATGGCTGTACTTGTCGCAGCACCCCAGATAGGGCGGGTCCGCGTACGCCAGTCTCACGAGGGCCACGAACCCACACTCGTAGCCGTCGCCCGCACCCCCAACCTGCCCTGCTGCCCCTCCACCACCACCGTCAGATCCAGATCCCGCGACCCGAAGAACGACTCCGCCTCCACCAACGCCTTGTCCACCAATGACCGCATCGACGGCCCCGGCCCCGCCACGATCTGGAACTCGTACACCACCGTCACCTCCACGCGACACGACCCCCCGCAGGAAGGGGAGCAGGGGGTCGCACGCGGATGGGTGCCGAATCTCTACCCGACCTCGCGGGTGTCAACCAACGAACTTCGCGTACAAGTTCGACCCCCGGCTGCCATCGGGACGCTCCACCACCCGCGTCGTCATCTCCCACCGACCATCGGGGAGCTTGATCTTCTTGGCAGCGATCGCCTTCTCCTTCGTCTTGGCCCCGTTCTCCGCCACATACTGGCCGATGCAGAACCAGGCCCCGGGCTCGGCCTTCGCCGTGTCCAGCGCGTGACGCAACTTCGGATCGGTCCGAGGCCCCTTCCGAGGCTGACGCACATCCTCGGGCAGCTCGGCGACCTTGATGGCCTCGTACACCGGCCGCTTGCTTCCATTGTCCATTGCCATGGGTGTATCTCCTTGACTCGTCACCCGTAAGGAGAGGTAGAGGCCCATGACCTACACACCCAAGTGGGCTTCGACTCTGCGACGTGCCTCTCCACACACCCACGGTACCGACAACCGCACCCACGCACAAGGTCACCCCAGGAGCGAGTGCGGTGGAGGAGACCGGAGAATGGTAATGAACCATCCCGAGCCTCACGGTCTCGGGGATCTCCCCCACCATCGTGTCCAAGGTTGCAGCCAAGCAACACCTCGGTATTCGCACCCTAACACCGCTCATCGGCCGACTGTCCAGCACTGTTTAGAACATCGCCTCTTGACCGGGCAGCACCCCGAGGTCTCGGAGCTTTCCGCAATCAGGGCAGATCCCCCCGCCCGTGTACTCGATGCACCGCACCGCGTTCGGGCCACCCGCCGCCCGGTTCACCACGTAGCCCTTCACCGCGGGCCACGCCCCGTCAGCGTGAACATCGAACGGCCGCTCACAATCGTCACAGGTCACTCTGCCTCCCTGATGTCGAGAAACGAGCGGAACCGTGACTTCTCCGTCAACCGCTCGCCACACTCTGGGCAGAACACGCCCCGCCACCACTCCTGCGCGGTCACGGGCCACCACAACAAGCACTGGTCACACCAGCCATAACCGGGTGACACCATCCGCACCTTCATGATTCTCCAGTCTGAAATGACATGAAAGTTCTGTTACCGAGGCGATTTGGGAGAGAACAGCAGGTCAGATGACCAGGGCTTCTTTCCAAAATGCGTCCGGTCACAGAACTTTCGATGTATTTCATTCGTCGATGTCTTTGCGGTGGGGAAGGATCTGCTGCCCATAGCCGCCGTCCGGTCCCTCGATGACCGGAGCATCCGGCCTCGGCGGACACCAGAACAGACGCCCGTTTTTCTTCCCCGGCTCCTTCTCGATCGTGTACGCCGCCAACGGACGTGCCGCCGCCAGCCGATGCTCGGAGATCCCCGCCTGCCGCGCCCACGTCTGCACTTGGGTCGCAGGAGTCCGTTCCGTCACCATCTCGAACAAGAAGTGCACCGCCTCGTTGATCGCGGTCCGCTCGTCGTCGTCGATGTCGCCGAGATGCAGCAAGTCCGCCCCGCTCCGAGGGCTCGCGCCCTCCCACATGACTTCGCCACACTCGTACAAGTTGTTCGGCATGATCCGGTACGCCAACGTCTCCGGCTTCGGCGCCAGATTCGACTTGTAGACCGCCAACAACCGGCGGTTCTCGTTATCGGGATCGTGGGCCGCGACCATCACCAGCCGAGCTGCCGCCAACAGACCGATCGAACCGCCACCCCGGTACAACGTCGGAGCCCCGATGGTCTTGTTCAAGTGGCGGATCGCGAGGATCGTCGTGTGCGTGGTCTGGGCAAGCTCGCTCATGGGAGACAACGCCCGCCGCACCTTCTGGTCCTTGTGAGCGTCAATCCCGTCATCCAGGAACGCCATCAACGGATCAATCAACAACAAGTCGATGTTCTCCATGCGGATGATGTCCTTCAACATCCCCACGTCCATCGGCAACACCGGAGGCCGATACGACGGCTTCCCCTTCCGATCCAAATCCGGCATCGCCTCCACTTCCAGGAACCGATCGGGGTCACCCCCGGCAGCCAACAACCGCGGCAACACCGTGTCCGCCGCACCATCCTCACCCCGCATGAACAACACGTTGATCGGATGCGGCGGCAAATACCCGTCAGGCATCGGCGACCCCGTCGTGAACCGGGCCAACAAGTCGATCATCAACGTCGACTTCCCCACGTCAGGGTCACCGTCCAACAGGACCAGCTTCCCGGTCGGCAACCGTCCCGGCCACTGCCAGTAAATCTGCTTGCGCTTGATCTGCGAATAGCGGGTGACCTTCGGTCCGAACTTCCCGTAACCCTCCGCTACTTCCTCATCCGGGAGACGGTCAGCCGCCTCCTCCCATGGATCATCGCCCATGTTCTCCCTTCCTTTCTCGCTTCGATCGAGACCTCTGCTTCGCCCGCTGCCAGCGGTCCCATGCCTCCTCACACAACTCCGTGTCCGCGTACTCGTAAATCCAGTGCCCCCACTGGTCCACGTAGTACCGGCGACCGTCAGGTGAACGCCGAACAGGACGTCCGCACCGCAACACTTCCCACGGCCATCGACGAGTGCCGTTCAACCCGCTTCGCGGATGGTGGTCACCGCCAACGGGTCGAACGCGACCCGGTAACACCAGCCGCTCTTGCGGATCTCCACCGTCCCCGACTCCAACCGAGCGATCAGACACTCCCCCGTCTGGATGCTGTCCAGCATGGTGTCGAACCCCTGCCGCTCCGGTTCCGTCAACTCCGACGACGACTCCACCGAACCCGTGTCCCGCCCCCGAGTGAGGACCGCGACCATGGCGTGCCGGAAAGCGTCCCGCACATCCGCGTCCACTTCGGCGAACACTTCGCTCACCCGGGCGTGCAGCTTGCGCTGCCACGGCGGCAACTGCCGCGACTCCGGCACCGGTTCCGGCGTAGGGGCGCCCTCGGCAACGGACTCCACGATGAGCGGAGCCTGCGGTTCATCCGCAGGTGCCGAGGGCGCGATCTCCGGCGCTTTCACGTTCGCCCGCCGCTTCGACGTCCTCGGTTGCTCCCCGACCGGAGTGTCCCCCTCGACAACAAGGGCGTCCTCCAGATCAGGGGCGATCTCCAGGCCGAACAGCACATCGGAGAACTTCAAGCGGCACAGCTCGGTATGCGCCCTCGCGCTCAACATCTGGCGCGGGTACTGGTTCCACACCTGCTTTCCCGTCAACTTCGCTCGCTGCGCCCGCCCCCACGTCCACGAAATCGTCGTCCAGTTCGTTTCATCCCGCCTTCGGCCCCGCACCGCCACCTCGGCGTCCTCATACATGGTGACGTCCAGGCGGTGACCGGCCGCGTACACCAAGGCCTGCGCCACCGACGCCGACAACGTCACCCTCCCCTCGATCACGTGGATGGCCCGCAACGACGACACCGGCGCCAACCCCAACTCGTTGCCCGCCAACAGGGTGGCCAACACCGCCGGAGGACGGTTCAACAACACCTTCGGGACGAACCCCTCCACCGTCGCCAACCGGTCCGCCAGTTCGATCAGCTCCGGGACCGTGAACTGCAAGGGGCTGCGCCCGTTCCCGCCCGTGAACGTCTCCACCGCGGTCACGACGCCGCCACCTTCGGCGCCAACGCCGCCAACACGATCTCGTCCCGAGGTGTGTCCAGGAACTTCGACACCTGCGCTACATACAGGAACGTCTGCCACGTGTTCTTCCCCGCGTCCACCGGCACCAGTTCGTACTTGTCGTCCTGCAACCACAGGGCGGCGACCACGTCGAGACGGGCGGTGCCCTCCGGTTTCGCCTCACTGACAGGCTCCTGGGGGGCGAGCGGCATGGGCCGCAAATCCCCCGTCACCGGATCCACATACGACTCCGCCCACGCATAAGCGGCGAGCTGCAACGCCGTTTCCGGCCAGATCCCGGTGCGGCCCGTCTTGTAATCCACCAGCGCCAGGTCGTCGCCCACGTAGCAGAGAAGATCAGCGGTCCCGCAATAACCCCAGCCGGTGTTCACGATCACGATCTCGCTCCCCACCGGTTGGACATGGAAGTCGTCCACCCACCGCAGGAACATGTCGACGTTGCGTTCCTCGCTGTAGGGGACCTCCACCTCCTCGCCTTTCATCAGATGCTCGGCCAGCTCGTGGATGGTCTTGCCCCGCGACATCGCCCCGGTGCGGTCCCCCCGGAACGCCTCCAACGCCCGCTTGGTCACCTCCGACGGTTTCAGGTCGGCGAGATCGTCCTTGTTGTCGCCCGCCCACTCCGCCACCGTGCGGGCCGCCCAGTCCACCAGCGCCGGTTTCGGGTAGCCCTTCAGCAGCGTCGTAACCCCCGGGATCAGTTCCCCGTCGGGGTTGTAGTAGGAGTGGCCCTTACCCCGGTTGACGCGACGCCACTGGCCTGTCCCTTTCATGTCGCCTCCCGTAGCAAGTCGAAAAACGTTTCCGGTTCCATCACCACCGCGTAATGGGGGCCGCGCCGCTTCACGAACAGCACCCCGTAGCGCGCCCCCGCCTCCGCCGTCTGGGCCGGTAGGTCGGCGAGTCCCTCCCGGATGGCGCGAGCGATGTCCTGGTAGGCCTTGATCTGCACGCAGGTGTCGGGCACGCCCTCCAGGTCGCCCACGTCGTCGACCCGTCCCGCCAGCCGCCGTCGCACCGTCCACCCCGTCTGCTCGCGCACCAGGCGTTCCACCTCGCGCTCGGCCCGCTTGCCCTTCTCCATCGTGGCCCGCGTCATCCCGCCTCCCGCAGCGACGTGATGCGCAACGGATGGAACGACACCTTGTGGCACCAGCCCCGGTCCCGGATCTCCACCGACCCCGACGGCAGACGACGGATCAACGTGAGGCCGTGTTCGATGTTGTTCAACATGGCGTTGAACCCCATCTGCTCGGCATCGTCGAGATCGTCGGACTCCTCGGTCATGGTCCCCGAGTAGCGGTCGCGGGTGAGCAGGGCGGTGATGGCCTGCCGGAAGGCGTCGCGGGCGTCGGTGTCGGAACCGGAGAACAGCTCGTCCACCAGGACCCGCAACCGGCGCTGACCCCACGCCGAGGGATGGTTCACGACCTCACCCATGACGCCACCGGTCACAACACGGGTTGCGGCCCACGTTGGTCAACGCCAGTTGCTTGGCGGTGTCCACCGCGCCCTCGGTGACCACCAGCACCGTCTTGCACTCCCGGCACGAGATCCGAGCCCACGCCCGCTTGCCCTTGCCGTGCTCGGCGACCTCCAGCCCGTCGTCGGCGAACAGCGGTAGCTGCTCGGGCACCGCCTTACTGGGCGCGTCGAAGGGGCGGATCCTCGGTCACGCCCACCGGTTTCGATGCGGAGCCCGCATCACTGCTAATTAGCGCCCTGTTCGGTGATGTACCCTCACCAAGTGCGTCCAACCACGACGAGAAGGTGTCAGCGTTGACACGCCACACTTTCCCGATCTTGTACGCACCGGGCAGCTCGCCCCGAGCCGCCAGCCGTTTGCAGTGCGTCACACTCAGATGCAACGTCGCCGCTGCATCCTCGATGGTGAGTACTTCCCTGACGACAACAGGACGGTTCGCGGACTTTGCTGTCATGCGCGCCGACCATAGGCCTACATCCCCGGTGACGCCAGAGATCGGTGAAGAAAAATGCACGGCTCGCCCATGAACCCAACGCGCAAGCGACCGACACGCAAACGCAAGGCGGCAACCGAGCCCACCGAACTGGGACGACGGCTACGCGCCGAACGGTTACGGCGACACGCCAGCCAGGCCGACGCCGCCCACTACTTCGCCATCCACCAGACCAGCTACCACCGGTGGGAGACAGGCGAGACCGCGCCCCCCTCCATCCAGTACGGACACGTCGCCGACTACATCGGTGTCACCGTCGACCAGGTGTGGACCATGGTGGGAGGAGGAGCGCCGCCCACCACCCTGGAGTCACTGCGCGACGACTTCGCCGCCCTCCAACGTCAGGTCGACCAGTTGCGCGAGGAGCTGCACCGCAAACGCTGACCAGCAGCGGGCAAGGAACACCCGTTACTTCGTATGCCCAACCGCGATGACGCAGCCGAGCGGTCTGCATGGCGTCAAGTCAACATTCCAACCCAACAGGGCGCTCGGGTGTGACGCGGCCTCCTGCCGTCTGTTCTCACGAAGCACGCCGAACTTCACCCGTCCTCTGAGGAAACACACCTGATCGACCGACCGCATCGCGTAATGCCAGATTCGGGTATCCGTGTGCGAGGGGATCAAGAGCACTACCGGCTGACCACGCGCTCCGGCGGCGACGCAAGCCTTGACCCACGGTTCCCGAGCCTTTGAGTACGGAGGATTTACATACACGGACGGCGACCAGTCCACCGTCCACCACAGCCGCGTCAGACCATCATCGGCCTCGATGTAGAACCGCTCGGCGTTAGTCGGGTTGTCAGGCTCCGTACACGGGTCAAGGCCGATGCCCCCGAGAACCTTCCGCACCGGTTCCAACAGATACGGCGGAGTCAACTGCCGTTGCGCCTCGTGGCCCTCGCCCCGGTAACGCAGATCGTTGTTGAACCGATAGCTAGCGACACTCACCACATCGGATCATGCCCCATGACGAGCCGTTGCGTCATGGGGCTCACATGGAACCTCGGTTACTTGTCATGCCCTGCTATTCCTCGTCGCTCAGTTGACGGCGCACGTCGGCCACCGCTGCCATCGCGTCCTGCACCGTCACATCGGCCTCGTTCATGCTGATCTCATACTGCTCGTAGGTGTCGGCCACCATGCGCCACACCACCCCGAGCACCACCATGATGACGGCGAACGTCAACAGCCACCGGCCCGTGGCCGTGGCGTTGACCCGCAACGAACCCTCATACCAGTCGGCCACCGCCGTCGCCCCCGCGGTCACGAGCCCCACCACCACCACCGAACGAACAGCCAGGAACGTGGCCGCGATCACCCCCGCCACGAACACCACCTGCGCCCCCCACGAGTTGAGATCACCGTGACTCAACCACTGCGCCAACGCCAACTCCCCCATCAACGCGGGCCAGAACGGGCACGGCACCCCCGGCAGCCACCGCGACGAACAACCGCGGGGCAGCGCACGGCGCGTCATCCATAACGACACCGCGAAACACGCCAACCCCGCGGCGAGCACGATCATGTCCTCGCCCTCGGTGTCGTGCTGCACGATCAACTCGATCAGGCACACCGTCCACCCCACGGCACGCACCCCGGGCAGGAACAACTCGGCGTTGACTCGGCCGTTCAACGAGACACCGACCATGAACGCATCCCCCTCGCAAGCTCTTGCTGTTCATCCCCAGCTTGCGCAACAGCCACGCCCTGTTCGCTCACCGCAACCTACGAACACGCGCAACACGATGCAAGAGGCACATTTGCGCCCACCATCGCTGGATGGTACCGAGAACTGCGCGCCACGCATCAGTGTGCATTGCTCCGAGGGAGTCCCAACCGATGGGACCGAGCCCTTGATGCACGTCATTCCATGCGTGCTAATTCGATGCGCCCATACCGCGAACTACCGCCCTACCTGCATGTTTGCGCCCCCACCCTTATGCAGTGTTATTCATCATGTTGAGACCATCTATGCGGCCGAAACCCCTACCGACCAGCACTTATGCGCACCCGCGCTTACAATCCGGTCCCGTCGCCACCGGACCAGACAGGACCACGCCGTTCCTGAGCCCTCCACCGAGCCCGTCCCCCCATGCACCGAACGCATCACCGTGCAACCGTCCACAACCTTGCACACAGGCTGTGGATCACCCCCGATGAGACGCCACGATGCACTTCGGTCTACCATCCGCATCATGCAAGACGGCACTATCGACGATCGCGGCAACGGGACCATCAGCGTCCGCCTCTACGTCCCCAGTCCCTGGGGTGAACCCAAGCGGGTCAGGCGCACCCTTCGCCTTGGCCCCGACGCCACCGACGACGACAAACGCGCCGCGGTCGACGCCCTCAAGACCGAGCTGGGCATTACCGCCGCCGAAGCCACGGTCGCCACCGTCCTGGGCGCCTACTGGACGGAGAACTACGACCGCTGGGGACAACGGGAACAGGCCTCCATCCGCACCATCATCGACCAGATCCTCATCCCCCACCTCGGCCACCACCCTGCCGCCGCCTTGACCTTCGCCCATCTCGAAACCTTCTACCGCCACATGCAACGAGACCGGGTCGGGTGCGGGATCTGCGCCACCAACCACCACGTCAACCGGCCCATCAAGAACATCGGCGGCGGCTACATCCGACGCCTCCACGGCATCATCAACCCCGCCTTCGCCGACGCCCAACGAGCAGGATGGCGCACCGACAACCCCGCGGCTCTCGTACGCCTGCGCCGCTTCCCCCTCAACGCCGAGCCCACCCCCGCGCTCCCGCTGGCTGCCATCAAGGCCTACTTGGCGCACGCCAGCGAACTGGACGACCAACGGCTCTACGCCCATCTCCGGCTGTCGGCCTACACCGGGGCGCGACCAGGCGAGACCGCGGCCCTGCAACGGGACGACTTCGCGCTGGTGAACGGTCAGCCACGGCTCACGATCTCGCGAGCGCTGTCGGAGTTCCCCCGCCTCGGTGGCCCCTACCCCTACGGCCAAGGCTCCGGCATGATCGTCAAGGGCACCAAGACCGGCGACGAGCGCGTCCTCAGCATCGACCGCGACACCTACAACCTCGCCCTCAGCCTCGACTACCCCGACGGCTGGCTGTTCTACGACGACGTGTCCGAAACCCCACCGCCGGAATGGAACGGGTCGGGTGACCACTGGCCCCACCGACCCCGCTGGTGGACGCGACGGTTCTACGAGCTACGGGACCGAGCGGGGTCGGGTGACCACCAGCTCCGAGCCCTCCGCCACTCCCACTTCACCCAGCTCCTCGACGGCGGGTTCCGGCCCGGACGCGTCAAAGAACGGTCAGGACACCGCCAAGAAGCGACCCTGACCAACGTGTACGCCCACGGCACCTACGCGAGCGACGACGCGGACATGGCCGCGTACATCGCCCGGATCCTGGGCTAGAGCGCCGAGCGGTTCGCTTCGCGGTTCGCGTCGTCGCACGCCGCGACCGCCTCGCGGTACTCGTCGAACGTGCCGACGTTCGCCTCGTCCTCGTCGGCACCGTTGTAGACCGTCCAGACCGTGTAGAAGTGGTCCTGGTCGCCGGGACAGCGGTAGCCGCGAGCATCAGGCCAGCGGTCCACCGCCCAGCGCCGCTCCCACGGCTCGCCGTACTCGTGCTCCGGTCGGCGCTTCATGCTGAACCGGACGGGGTGCGGCTCCTCGCACATCGTTACCGCCTCGTCGTCGCGCTGGATCACGTACGGACCCGGCACGGTGGGTCGTGCTCGCTTCATGACGGCACCACGTCGAACCAGTAGGTCACACCAGCTCGCGCCACCCCCACCAGCCGGTACCCGTGCGCCGCCGCGGCACGACGCGACGCCTTCAGCACGTTGTCGGCATCGGCCCGCCGATCCGAGCCCGCCTCGCCACAATCGAACGTGTACGAACCGGGTCGGGTGACCGCGTCCACGAAGCCCGCCGGGTCATCCAGCGACAACGGCGTCGCGGTCACGAGTAACGCTCAATGATCGCCGTCGCCGCGTCCTGTGTGCCTTGCTCCACCATTTCGTCAAGACCAGGGCTTCCGGGCTCGTGTTCGGCTGTGAACGTGTCGTGAGCGTCGCACGTCTCGCGCCACACGCTGTCATCGCCGGTTGCCTCCGGGTCGATCCACGCACCGTTCTCGTGCACGATGCGCCGACCGCAGTAGCGACAGATGGTCATGGTTTCTCTCCTTTGTTCAGTCCAGTACGGACATGCACCGCACCGGGAAACCCCGGTACGGGCAAGAACGTGCTAGGCCAACCGAACCGGCATCACCAGACCGACGAAATCGTCACCATCGAACACCGCGACCGCTTTCCTCGGCCCGTTTTGGCGGAACACCGGATCCGCCAAACCCGTCGTCAAGAACGCCAGATAGTCGCTGTTCAGCGCGACCGGAGTCGGCTCATCCGAACCGTCACCCTTGCGGAAGAACGGGGACGATTCGAACGCGGCCAGATAGCCGCCCGTCGGGCAAGGCCAGAACACCGGCCGACCATGAGCGTGCAACCGCTCCAACACCGGCCACGACTCCGCACCCTTCAAGAGACCGCCTACGTTCGGCGGTTCCTGGTCGCGCGGCTCAACTGAACCGTTCACGTTGTACGCCCCTGGCTGGTTCGAGGGCAGGTTGTAGTGCGCCAACAACGGCGCCACTCGTTCCGCTTTCACCAGCCAGTAGCTGTTCGTGGCGTACAGCGTTCCGTCATGTTCCGTCAGGAACAACCGGGCCGGATCGTCTTTCGTGCCCTTCCCGACCACGCGCTTGAGGTCAGTCAACTTCATCATGTTTTTTCTCCTTGTGTCATAGCCCGCTAGTACGGACACCCGCGCCACCCGAACCGGGTCAGGTGACGGGGAGAACGTGCTAGCTACTCGCGACCCTCTGCTTCCAACAACGCGTCCACGTACTCGCGCACATCCTGGGGCCGATCCGCGTACGCGGACAACGCCGCGGCCAGCTTGTCCAGCTCCATATAGCCGAGACTGGCCTTGCCCAACGGATACAACGCTTCGCCGATGTGCTCCTCAGACCATCCAATGAGATCCAGAAACAACGTCATCGGACCCGTACCCGCATCGAAGTTCGTACTCCACGAGTACAACCGTGCCACCGCGTCACACTCGTCCGGTGCGTCGTCCAAGAGATCTTCGACCGTGCGGCCGGTCTCGTCTTCGTCTACGTAATCAGTCATTGGTTCCTCTCCTGTCTCACTGCCGACTAGTGCCGACACACACGCCACCCGTAGCCGGGTGACAGTGTGAACGCGCTAGGCGCCGATCTCATCGAAGGCGAAGAAACTCCGGTACTGCGTCCGACAGCCCGCATAACGGAATTCGATGTACCAGCCCGCGGGATCGCGCACGAGCGGACCCGTAACGCACATACCACGTTCACGCGGCCTCTCCGACAATCGCACATAGGACGGAATGATTACTCCGTCTTTCGCTCGCACCGGTTCACCCACGGTAGGTGGAATCCTGGTCATGGTCTCTCTCCTTTGTCTGCCCAGTGTGGACAAGGCGCCGCCCCACAACGCGGGACGACCCTAGAACGCACTGAATCAGTGACCATGCGACCCGCAATCGTCGCCACCATCAGTCACGTAGCCGGTGCAACGCGTGATCCCCACGGCACGCACGCACCGGGGATAGACCACGCCTTCCACCTCCACCGTATCCGCGTACACACGGGGTGCCCATGCTGGGCTACCGCTAGCGGCCCGGCCCGCATGGTAGGCGCAACGAGTATGAAACTGGCCCGGCGCCATACCGCCGAAATCGCGGCACGTACAACGATCCGAATCACTCATGGTCAATCTCCCTTGTCTTACTCGCCCATCCACTAGGCGACTGTCTCGATGATAGACCCCCATCGGTCACTACCGATACCACCATTAGTGTGAACTACGTCACACCGGCCACGCCAGCACCGTAGGCCACCACCACCACGGAAGGCCACCACACCGCACACACGCCCCGTAGAGCGCACGCGAGCTGGCACCTGGACACACGTAGCCCACGATGCACAGCGTGCATTCACGCCCCACCCATGCCACCCACGCGCCACGCCCAGCGAGCTCGACATCGAGCTTGAGCCCGCCCCTACGTCCACGCCCGGCCGGGGCAGACCGACCGACGCTATCCCGGCTTGCCCACCGGCCCCCCCGCTCGCCCGGTATGCCCAACTCGGAGCCGAAACGGCATGGGAGGCCCTTGGGGGTATAGAGACTCTGGGTTTATGGTCCTCACCGTGGGCTATTGCAGCGATAACACCGTTCTGGGGCGCACGTTGCGCTCTCGTCGTATGACCGTGTTCGCGCTGTCGGTTGAGACGGGCATCAACAACCGCACGCTGAGTTCCTACGTGTCGGGGCGGTTGTCTCCGGCTGCTGCTCATTTGCAGACGATCGCTGAGGTGCTCGGTCTTGATCCGGAGGAGCTGATGGACGGGCCTCATTGGCGGCTGGCTGATGCGGTGGGCGCATGATCGTGGCGGTGGTGGTGTTGGCGGTGGTGTTCGCGGCGTTGTCGACGGTGACGGTGTTGCGGTTCAGTGTGCTGTTGCGCCAACTGGTGGACAGTGTGCGCCTCGACAAGCTGGAACATGCCCAGCGGTTGGAGCAGGCTCATACGCAGGCGTTCGCGGATGCGATGACGGCGTTGCAGAGCGTTCAGGATCGGGTGTCGGCGTCGCAGTCGCAGCTTCTGGAGCGGACGATGGATGCGGTGGCGGGGCCGCAGGGGGCCTCGCAGGAGCCGTTCAAGGTGGATGACCCCAGCTTGGATGCTCGTGCCCGGTGGGTACCGGACGACGAGTGGGATTACAGCGGGCTGGGAATCGACCCCACAGATGACGAGATGCCGTTGCCGCGTCTGGAGCCGGAGGGGAACGCGCATCGGGCGGTGATGGTGCCGCCGGGGCAGGGGTTGGCCCCCAACTAGGGGTTCACTTTCCGTGCCGTTCGTGGCACAGTACGGGCACCCTCAGTGGAGAATGGGGGCGGAGGAGAAGCATGAGGCGACGGATGCCGTGGTGGGTGGGCGTGCTCGTCGTGTACGCGGGACTCTGCGGTGTCTGGCTGTCGGGGTACGCGTGGTGGGCGTGGCTGATCCTGTTCGCCTTCTCCGGCGCGCTCGAAGCGGGCTGGCGGTACCGAACAAAGGAGAGCAAACCATGACCAGGGACAGTCGGCAGTTGATCCTGCCCACGGTGGGGACGATCGGCGGTGTCGCCTTGTTGGCGACGGGCCAGTGGGCGGGGTGGCTGCTGCTCATCGCGTCGGTCCTGCTGTACGTGCTGTGGGGTCTGCGGCGGCGGGGGATCGTCCTGTGAGGCGCGTCGGGACCAGAGCCCTGCTGCCGGTGGTGGCGGTGGCGTTGCTGGCGTTACCGGCGTGCGACATCTTCGACCTCGGCGCCATCCGGGCCGAACAGTGGGTGGCGGGCTCCCCTGCCGTCGCCATCCACGACGGGGGCAACATCGGCGACCAGTGCGTGTTCGACGCCATCGTGACGGGAGGGACCGCGGTGGCGTTGGCGGCTGCACCCCCGGCGGGAGCGATCGCCACCCTGCTGTCGTGGTCGATCGCGGGCGTCGGGCTCAACGCCACCGCTGAGGCCTGTTTCGACTCGTGGCGCAACACCGTCGACCCCAGCCTCAAGCAGCGGGACCTGGAGGCGTACTGCGCCGCCGGGAGCATCGCGTTGTACGACGACTGCCTGATGAAGGGGTGGGCCGAGTGGGAGAAGAAGCAGGCCATGCGCGACGAACTCGGTGACGTGATCGCGGCAGGGGCGTACCTGGGCTGGTGCCAGATCCGGTTCGGGAACTGGGCCTGTCACTGGTGAGCGTCGCCGCCAAGATCGTCATCGCCGTCGCCGCCCTCATGGGCGGGTTCGTGGGCATGTGGTGGGGGGCTGGTGGCCCGGTGAGCGCCAAACCGCACCCGGACCCGGTCCCGACCACGGTGTGGTACCCGCCCGAGCCGGGGAACTTGCACGTCAACTAGCGTGCCGATGGTGGAGGTCGTTTCGGGGGGCAAGGGCAAAGACCAGTTCGTGCTCCCCCACGTCGACATCACCTACGGCGAGGTGGCCCGCTTCGCCGCCTACGTCCACTCCTCCAACATCACCCCCGGCGGGGAGATGCGCATGGCCCTGGGGATCCCCCACGGCCAGATCCCCCACGCCATGGACCTCCTCAAACAGACCATGGGGGTCATGTGGGAAGTCACGTTCACCCGGGTCGAGAAGAAGGACCTCCCCAAACCGGGGTGGTAGATGCCTCGTAAGGACCTTGCCTCCGTCGCCGTCACCGAAGCGGTCACCACCGACGAACAGCTCGGCACCGCCGCCCGCTCGCTGGCCTCCACCGCCATCGCCGTCGCCCAGCAGATGCTCGACAACGGACCACCCCAGACCCAGTTGCGCATCGTCACCAGCCTCCTGCCTGCCATCGGCCGCGCCCTCGCCGCCCAGGGGGAGGACGAGAACATGGCCGAACTGCGTGCCCAACTCAGGGGACTGCAACAGTCGCTGCTCGATGCATCTTGAGCCCCAGCTCGAACAACTGCGGATCATCGACACCCGTGCTCATCTGATCGACTTCCGCCTCAACTGGGCGCAGCGGGAGTACCTGGCCGAGATCGAGCGCCAGTACGACCGCCGCAAGCTCGTCCGCATCATCGTGCTGAAGGCCCGCCAGCTCGGGATCTCGACGCTGACCGAAGCGGTCATGTTCCTGTGGTGCTTCATCTGGGACAACATCCAGGCCCTGGTCATCGCCCACGAGAACGACTCCGCCACCCATCTCCTGGGCATGAGCCAGACCTACTGGGAGACCTACCCCTACAACCTCGCCTACAAGGCCAAGTACCGGTCCCGCAACGAACTGTCGTGGGTGGAGACCAAGTCCTCCATGAAGATTTCCACGGCCAAGAACGTGAATACCGGGCGGTCCAAGACGCTGCACTGCGTCCACGCCAGCGAGGTGGCGTTCTGGGACAAAGCCAGCATGACCATGGGGGGGCTGGAGCAGGCCTTCCACTTCGAGCCCAACACCATCGGCGTGCTGGAGTCCACCGCCAACGGGGTGGGGGGCTACTTCCACGACCAGTGGTACGCGGCGGAGGCAGGCGACACCGAATACGTCCCTCTGTTCTTCCCGTGGCACCGCCACCCCCAATACACCTGGGGTTACATCAACCAGATGCTCAACGAGCCCACCCCACCGCTGGAGAACATGAATGAAGAAGAACGGGTCCTCCGCCGTCTGGGAGTCGACGACGACCATCTCCTGTGGCGCCGGTGGGCTATCCGCAACCTGGCACAGAACGATCTCGCATGGTTCCACCAGGAGTATCCATCTACGCCAGAGGAAGCTTTCGTGGCCACCGGGTACAACATCTTTCCCCTGGCCGACCTGCGCGCTTGTTATGAGCCGATCGAGAGGCCGCTCGTGGGCCGTCTCCTACGCGAAGGCTCACAAGTCCGGTTCGTCCCCGATATTGCCGGTCCCCTCAAGATCTACCAGACCCCGTCGTCGGACTACGACTGGGGGCGCTATATGGTCGCGGGTGACCCGACTCGTGTTACCACCGGGGACTACGCGGTGGGACAAGTCATCAACCGACGAACCTATCGACAAGTGGCTACGTGGCGGGGTCGTATCGACGGGGCGTCCTTCGGGGAAGAACTCGCCAAACTAGGGGTGTACTACAACACGGCCCTGCTCACGTGCGAGACCACGGGGGCGGGCTATACGGCCATGGGGGCGCTCATCAACATGAACTACCCCAACCTCTACAAGCACCGGTACGCTGACAAGGAACCGTCGGTGATCGCCACCACGTTCGGGTGGGACACCAACCAGCAGCGCAAAGAGTGGATGATCGGCTTCCTGTTGAAACTGGTCGTGGATCACACGGTCTCCATCCACGACAAGACCACGTTCTACGAGATGCAGAACTATGTGTCGGTCCCCAACGGCCACTACGGACCGAACTCCTCCGCCGGGTTCGACGACACCGTCATGGCCCTGGCCCAGGCCTGCATCTGCTCGTCGACGGAACTGCTGGAGGCCTACGTCGGTCCCGTCAACCGGGTGTTGCGCCCCGACGACCCGGAACGTACGTGGCAGGCGTGGGACGAGGAACCAGCATCATGACCGGGTGCCGGTCTACACCTACCGCTGCGAGCCCTGTGACCTGACGTTCACGTCGGACTGGCGCGACGACGAGGTCATGTGCCTGCGCTGTACCCGCTGGGCGCGCCGGGTGTGGGGGTTCTCCCTGCTTCCCTCGTTCCCGGGCAACCGCGCCCAGCACGCCTCGGAGCTGAGCCGCGCCTCGGAGAAGGCCAGTGCCCCCCAGACCCTGTACGACGCCCACGGCGAAGCCCACACCGTCGAGCGGGCACCGCACTCCTACGTGCCCGTCGACCTGCGGGACCGGGAGGCCCTGGGAGTCACCAGCGAAGGCCTGGACAGCACTTACGATTCGCTCCGTCGCGAGGGCAACCATCCCGCCGCCGACCGCCTGAGGAAGGTGATGGAGTGAGCAACCAGACCATCGCCACCGCCAACGTCGACCCCGAATCCGAACAGATCCCCCACGTCGAATACCCGCCGCCCCCACCGGCCACGCCACCCCGTTACGACGTCGAACTGGCCGCCTACGTCCGGCAGTTGTTCTACCGGGCCCGCGAGCACCGACGGCCCATCATCGCCACCTGGAACCGCAACGACCGCCTCCTGCGCAACCGCACCTGGCTGAGCGACCGGGCAGGCTGGCTCCCCTCCCCCGAGGTCCCCGAGATCCGGCCCATCATCAGCCAGCTCGCGGGGTGGATGACCGACCAGCGCCCCACCTACACCGCCGTCCCCAGCGCGTCACCGGCCACCCCCTACTTCGACATGATCGCCAAGATCGCCGCCGACCTCACCACCGTCATGGACGCGGTGGCGACGGTGCACCGCCACGAGGAGAACATCAAACAGGCGGTGTGGGACTCCTACGCCTGGGGCACCGGCCTGCTCAAAGCGACGTGGGACATGACCCTCGACGGCGGCTTGGGGAACGCCGTGTTGCTCCGCGTCGACCCCTACACGTTCTATCCCGACCCCGCGGCGAGGAACCTGGCCGACGGGAACTACTACATCGAAGCCCGCAACATGTCCCGCCAGGAGATCGACCGCCGCTACCACGCAGGCAACCTGTTCGCCGACGGGATGCCCGCCCCCACCGAGGACATCGACGTCCACCCCGACCGGCTCGGCAACGCGCCGCGAGCGTCAGCGCGCACGTTCCCGGGCCAGGCCGCACCCATCGCCCCCTCCACCCGCAGCGCGAGCTTGAGCACCCGCTTCTCACCGGGCGACCCCGACCCCAACGACCGGGGCGTCACCGTCCTCGAAGCATGGATCCGCCAGCACGAGCCCACCGAGATCAACGGCCGCGCCAGCCTGTTCGACTACTGGCGGTGCGTGGCCGTAGCCGGGAACCACGTCCTCCTCGACGTCCCCGCCTACCAACTCTGGAGCCACGGCCAGCACCCCTACCAGCGGTTCGTGGCCGACGACACCGGCGAGTTCTGGGGCCAGTCCCTGGTGGAGGACCTCTCCTCCTGCCAGATCACCCTCAACCGCCTGCTGGCCGGGGTCATCCACAACATCGACCTGTGCGGCAACCCCCCCTTCCTGGAAGGCGGACGCTCCGGCATCCCCCGCACCCGCATCCCCAACCGGCCCGGGACCCGCATCACCGTCACCGGCGACATCAACCAGGCCAAATGGATGGAACCCGTCCCCCTCCACCCCATCATCCCCCAGCTCACCCAGTTCTTCATCACCGAAATGGAACGGATCAGTGGCCTTAGCGCTATCACTCGTGGTTTTACTCCCACTGGCCGTAATGCTTCTGATGTCCTGGATTCTGTTCAGGAGGCAGGGTTCACCCGCATCCGATCCCACCTCCGAGGACTCGAATGGGCGCTGCGAGCCGCCTACGACCAGATCGCGGGACTGATCGTCGAGAACTACGACACCCCGAGACTGCTCGCGATAACGGGACCGCAAGGGCAGTCCACGGCCATGGCGCTCGCCCCCAAGCACTTCCACGTCCCCGTCCTCGACCGCAACGGCAACGTCGTCACCCACCCCCTGCGGTTCACCATCATCAGCCAGATCGGCGCCCACATCTCCCAGATGCAGGAACGAGCGGAGACCATCCAGCTCTACACCCTCGGCCTCTACGACCCCCTCCAGGCCCTGACCAAGCTCGGCGTCCCCAACGCCCAGGAGATCGCCGACCGCATCGCCAGGCTCACCGCGGCCCAGGCCTTCCAGCCCCCCGGGGCACGGCAACGAGCCGGTAGGTCGCAATGAAAGCGTCGCCGTTGACCATCTACCAGGGCGACGACTACCGGGCCATGGTCAACGTCACCCAGAACGGCACCCCCGTCGACCTGTCCACCTGGTCGTCCCCCCAAGCCCAGATCCGCAAGGACGTGGCCGACAACGACACCACCGTGGAAGCCACCTTCACCTGCTCCCTGGCGGGCTCGACGGTGACCCTGACCCTGGCCAACACCGTCACCGTCGGCCTGGCGGGCTGCTACGTGTGGGACCTCCAGGTCAACACCTCCATCGGCGAGCGCCGCACCATCGCCCGCGGTCCCGTCCACGTCACCCAGGAGGTCACCCGGTGACCGCCACCGACGAGTTCGACGTGGAGGTCCGCACCGACCTGTTCGACGTCGACGTCGACGGTCCCGTCCTCCTCGGCGCCGACGGCCCCGTCGGTCCCCCCGGGCCTCCGGGACCGGCAGGCCCCACCGGACCACCGGGAGCGACCGGGGCCACCGGCAGCGCCGGACCGCCGGGGGCCACCGGGGCGACAGGCCCGCCGGGAGCGGCGGGACCGACCGGCCCCCAGGGCTCCACCGGCGCCACCGGACCGGCAGGCCCAGGGGTCCCCACCGGCGGCACCATCGGCCAGATCCTGACCAAGACCTCCAGCGCCGACTACGCCACCGCCTGGCAGACCGGCGCCAGCGGCGGCACCGGCCCCGACGAGGTCATGATCGCCCACGAACCGGCCCCCACCACCGCCGGACTGGAACTGTGGGTCGACCTCGACGCCACCGGCTCCGGGTTCGGGACCGGACCGGCCGGACCGACCGGTCCCGCGGGACCCACCGGCCCGACGGGCGCCACCGGGGCCACCGGCCTGCAAGGACCCACGGGCGCGACGGGCGCTACGGGACCGGCGGGAGCGACGGGCGCGACAGGGGCGACGGGACCGGCAGGCGCCACCGGAGCGACGGGAGCGACGGGGACGGCGGGCGTCGGTGTGCCCGCCGGGGGCGCCGCCAACCAGATCCTGACCAAGACCACCGCCACCAACTACGACACGTCGTGGCGGTACGGGTCGCTCCCCACCTTCACCACCACCACCCAACGCGACGCCCTGTGGACAACCCCTCCCGACGGGTCCATGTGCGTCACCACCGACACCGGCACGTGGTGGCAGTACACGGGGGGCATGTGGTGGAAGCCCTACGGGCTGGTGAACCGCACCACCTACACCACCTACGTGGCCGGGATCGGCTCAGGGGGCTACGACTTCGCCACCACCCCCGCGCTCACCATCCCCACCGTGGCCCGCCGCTACCGGGTGGTGGGGAAAGCCAACATCTCGGGGACGGGGACCCTCACCTACCTGTACTCCAAGTACCAGGTGGGAGCGGGAGGGCTCACCAACATCGCCTCCCGCATGGCGCAGCTCAACAACGGCACCGGGATCCTCTACGGCGAGACCTTCGTGTCCCTCACCGGTACCGGCGCCACCGTGAACTTCCGTCTCGGGTTCGGGGGGACCAGCGGCACCGTCAACCTGGAAGGCGCCGCCGACGTGGCCTGGATCGAGATATGGGACGGAGGCCCCGGCTAGTGGCGGTTCTCAACTACCGCGACCCCGCCACCGGGAACTGGGTGGCCCTGGGCACCACCACCGGCGGAGGGACCACCACCTCGCCCTACAAGTGGTCCACCAGCACCACCGCCGCCGACCCCGGCTCCGGGTACGTGCGGGCCAACAACGCCACCCCCAGCTCGGCCACCGCCGTGTACGCCTCGGTGTACGACACCAACGGCACCCTCGTCCGGCTCGACACCCTCAGCACCGGCTCGACGTTCTGGTTCTACCGCAACGGCGACATCACCCAGAACATCAAGTACACGGTGTCGGCCACCCCCACCAACAACGCCAACCTGTGGTTCACCATCCCCGTCACGTTCGTGTCCACCGGCACGGGCGGGTTCTCCCCGTCCAACAACAACCTCATCGACGCCTCCCTGCTGGGCGGCGGGAGCGGCGGGGGAGCGTCGCTCACCGCCCTCAACCAGGGGCTGCTGGCCACCAAGGTGTGGTCGACGGGATCGAGCGCCTACGTGTGGCCGGGCGGAGGCGGGACCGCCCCCGACTCCAACGCCTTCACCAACATCATCTTCATCGACCCCACCGGGGCGCATGACCCGAAGACGTCGACGGGGGGACGGAACACCGCCAACGACCTGTGGGAGACCGGCACCCCTGCAGGCGGTGGTGGTTCGGGGACCGCCAGCCTGTTGGCCTACACCCGCTATAACCCCGGCACGCAAGCGGCGGTCAACGCCACCACGACCTCGTATGTCGACATCGACGCCACCAACCTCACGGTCACGTTCACGGCGCCATCGTCAGGCCGGGTGATCGTGGTCTTGTCCGCGCAGGTGAACCAACTGACCAACGGCTCTGGCTACTACTGGGGATTGCGGAGCGGCGGAAGCCTGGTCGCGAACTCCAACTGCCTCATCCTGTACCACCAGAACAGTGAGACCCACTACCGCCCGTCCATGAGAGTCGTCATCGACGGCCTCACCCCCAGCACGTCGTACACCTACACATGGGCGCACATGCGGGGGTTCGGGACCGCCACCTGCCAGACCATCTACGGCGGTGGTGCCGACCCCGCCGTCATGGAAGTGTGGTCGGGGGACACGACCGGCGGCGGCGGCGGCGGAGGGGCGACGACCGGCGGCATCCTCGCCGCCGTCAACTACAACCCCGGCAGCCCCACCGGTCCCACCTCCACCTCCACCACCGCCACCGACGTGGACGCCACCAACCTGGTCGTCACCTTCACCGCCCCCGCCTCCGGCAACGTGTTGGTCCAACTGTCGTCCAACGCCATCACCCAGAACTCCCCGTCCGCCGGTCTGGGCTGGTGCCTGCGCTCCGGTAGCTCCGATGTGGCCGGAACGAAGCACCAGGCCATCTACAACCAGGCCAACTCCATCGCCACCCGCATCACCCTGCCCATCGCCGTCACCGGCCTCACCCCCTCCACCAGCTACACCTACAAGTGGGGGCAGTACATCTCCCAAGGCTCCGGCACCGTGCAAACCCAGTACGGCGGCGTCATCGGGGTGGCCTCCATGATCGTGTTCGCAGCCTGATGGCCAAGGTCAACGACGGCACCACCTGGCAGTCCGCCCCCGGGTTCAACCTCGTCCCCACCGCCCTCAAGACGACCAACTACACGGCCGCCGCCGGTGAGGAGGTCGTCTGCGACACGTCCGGGGGGGCGTTCACCGTCACGTTCCCGACCGCGCCCGCCAACAACACCGTCGTCGGCGTCAAGCTCGTCACCACCGGCAACACCCTCACCGTCGCCCTCGGCGGCACCGACCACTTCGAGAAAGCCACCGGTCTCACGTCGCGCACCATGGGCGGCCTCAACGAGACACTGGTGTGCTCGTACTACACGGGCGTGTGGTACGTGCTGGTCAACAACGACCGCGCCCTCGTCACCGGGTACGCCTCCGTCCCCAACACCGCCACCGCCGGACAGGTCGGCGTCGACGTCCAGATCGACGTCCAGTCCTTCTCCACCCCCGGCACCTTCACCTGGACGAGACCGACGTGGGCGACCAACAACAGTCTCGTCCTCGTCCTCGTCACCGGCGCAGGAGGCGGCGGCGGCTCGGGGCGGCGAGGGGCGACAGGCACCGTGCGAGGTGCGGGGGGCGGCGGACAGGGCGGGTTCCGATCCCGATCCGAGTTCATCGCCGGGGACATCCCCGGCACCGTCACCGTCACCGTCGGCGCCGGTGGCGCCCAAGCGCTGGCGCCCACCACCGACGACACCGACGGCGCCAACGGCAACGCCGGAGGAGCATCGAGCTTCGGGCGTTACGTGTACGCCTCCGGAGGAGCGGGTGGCCTCAAGGGCACCGGCACCGACGGCGGCCTGGGCGGCACCACCGCCGCCGGAGCCCGGGGAACGTGGCCGGGAGCCCCGGGGATGCAGGGGGCAGGGGTCAGCACCGCCGCCAACCCGGAGACCAACGAGTTCGGCGTGTTCGCCGCCAGCCAGCTCACCGCCAACGTCATGGCCTGCGGGGGCGGCGGGGGAGGGGCGGGGATCAACGCCTCCAACACCAACCAGGTCGGCTCCGACGGCGGCGACGTGAACGGATGGGCCGACGGCACCGTGGCGGGCGGGACAGCGGGAGCAGGGTCGGGCGGCGGCACGGGCGGCAGCCTGGCCGACCCCTACACCGCCTCGGGCGGCGGCGGCGGAGGCCGGGCGAGCGCGGCCAACGCCCTGGGCGGCGGTCCCGGCGGCACGCCCGGCGGCGGGGGCGGCGGAGGCGGAGGGGCGACCAACACGTTCACCGCGGGCAACGGCGCCGTCGGCGGCGACGGGTTCGTGCGGGTCATCACCCGGCCGTGAGAACCACCCCCAACCTCGTGGTCTACATCGGCCAGTCCCTCAACGGCCAACCCGTGGGCCACAACTACCCGGACACCACCATGACGGGGCTGCGGGGCGTCTCCTACCTCAACGCCTTCATCGCGGGGGTGGCGTGGCTGCAGTTCAAGCGCACCCAGGACTGGTTCAACTACTTCAACTACTTCGCCACCCAGGCCCGCCGGGTGGTGTACGTGATGGTGGGAGGCACCACCGACTACTCCACCACCGCCAACCGCACCGGCGCCCAGTGCTACGCCGACCAGGGGACCATCGCCACCAACCTGCGGGCGCTCGGCTCGGCGGGACAGGTCAAGGTCATCTCCACCACCACCCACCCCTCCGGTCCGTTCCCGGCGCCCAACGAGGCCAATCGGGTGGCGGGCAACAGTCTCGTCATGGGCGACGCCAGCGCCTATTTCGACGCGGTGTTCGACGCCGCCCAGGCCCCCCTCAACGACCCCGCCAACACCACCTACTACCAGGGTGACCAGACCCACGGCACGGCGGCGTGGGCCGACCAGATGGCAGCATGGATGCGGCCCGTCATCACCCCGTTCCTCATCGGATGAAGTGCGCCTTCTGTGACGGTGCGGGCCAGCTCCCCGGCGAGTGGGACGACCCGACCTGCCCGGTGTGCGAAGGGACCGGTGAGGTCCCCGATCAAGCAAAGGAAGCTCCCCATGGGACGTACGATCCCTCGACGAGTAACTGATCGCATCTGGACCAGGGTTGACGTCCGTGGACCGGATGAGTGCTGGCCGTGTCAGCTATACGTCGCTCAGAACGGATACGCGCACGTCACTTGGCGTGATAGCGGCCATGTCCAAGGCACGACCGCTCATCGAGTTGCATGGACCGCGGTCCATGGCCAGATTCTCGATGAACTGACCGTCGATCATCGCTGGCCAATATGTCAGAGCAGGAACTGTTGCAACCCTGCTCACCTCCAGCTCCTCAGTCGTGCAGCCAACACTGCGGAGGCCATGGAGCGCAATCATCCCAACTCGGGTAAGACCCACTGCCCGCAAGGTCACCCTTACTCACCAGAGAACACCTTTATCACGAGTAGGGGCTCCCGCAACTGTCGTCATTGCAAACGAGAGCAAGCGCGCTCGTCATATCGACGCCGAAAAGAAGGGATCTCTATCTATGTCTCGTAAATCGCTGCAGACCCCCGACGGCCGTCACGTCCAGTTCGGGGAAGTCGACACCCTCACCATGCCCGACGGTTTCACCGCCCCCGACAACGGCGCCTTCTGCTCCAACTACTCGGGGCAGGAGATGGAGAACGTCGGTGGGGGATTCGGTGCGGCCTACAACGAGTGGGAGAACTACCCCGAAGGCTCAGAGACCGACTAGGGGACTCTCGTGCCGTTCGTCTCGAAAGCCCAACAGCGGTACATGTTCCTCAAGAACCCGACCGTCGCGAAAGAGTGGGCAGCCAAGACCCCGAATATGAAGGGGTTGCCCGAGCACGTGAAGGGCTCGAAGGCGAAAAAGACGCCAGCACGACGCAAGAAATAGAGCATCCCTCGAAAGGACAGGACATGGCCCAAGATCCAAGTCAAGCCGTCAAGGCGCCCGGAAACGCGCCGATCCAGAAGCAGGGGCAGACCACCAACGGCCAGTTCGGCTCCAACCCCAGCGCCCAGCCCAAAGGGCGTTCCGCCGCTCGCGATCTGAACGTCCGATGAGTCCCCGCGCCTCCACCTCCGTCACCGGCGGCGACGAACCGGCCGAGGCTCCCGCCGAGGAAGCTCCCGCGGCCGACATCAACGCGGTGATGGAGGCCACCCAGGTCACCGACACCCCCTCCACCGACCCGCCCGGCAGCGACGTCCTCACTCCCGAGAACGTGCGCCGCTACCCCCACCTGTTCACCGACGAACAGAAAGCCACCATCGACAGCGACGAACTCCCCGAGACCGACCTGGAGAAGGCCAACCGGGAAGCAGCCGAGGCCGCCGAGTCCTAGAAGATGGCCACCGGGACCCGTACCACCGACACCTTCGCCGAGGGGCTGCGCAAGCTGCTGTCGTCCATCCAGGACCTCAAGACCACCGACGACGCCGATCTGCCCTTCATCATCAACCTGGAGACCATCGTGCTCCAGAAGATCAAGGGCGACGCGTCGGGGGCGTTGCAGGGTCCGGGGCCGATGGGGGCAGGACCGGGAGCGATGATGGCCCCGGGCGCGGGCCCGCCGCCGGGCATGGGACCGCCCGGCATGGGAGGTCCGCCGGGGATGCCGCCTCCGGGCATGGGGGCACCCGGGCTCCCCCCTGCGCCCGTCCCCGGCCTCATGGCCGGACCGGTCATGCCCCCCGGCGACGAGCTGCGCCGCATCCTGTTGCGCGGTGTCACCGCCAACCGGCTGTCCACCGTGGCCAACAAGATCGCGGGCCCGGGAGCCTGACGTGGCCAACGCGCATCCTGGGTTCGCCGCCGTCCAATCGAAGATCGCCTCCCAGCAGGGCATCAGCAAGGACCGGGCAGGCGCCATCCTCGCCCACTCGTCCCGGAACGCCAGCCCCGCGGCCAAGGCGCGCAACCCTCGGCTCAAGCGCGTCGGCAAGCCCACCGTGAAGATCAAGCGACAAGGACAGACGTATTGAGCGACACCGCCCCCTCCGCCGAGGACGAGTTCACCCAGTCCTTCCTCGACGCCCTCGAATCCCGCTTCCCCGTTTCGAGCGCGGAACCGTCACCCGAAACTGACCCCGCCGCTCCCGGCGGCGACGAACCTCCAAGTGAGGGGGAGGAACCGTCGTCGCCGGAAACCGAACCCTCACCCGAGCCCGAGCCCGAACCGGAGCCAGCACCGGACGAGGGTGGAGCACCAGAGGAAGGGCACGGCCAACCGGCCTCCGCCTTCACCCTCTCCGGCGTCGACTACAGCTCCGAACAGGTCAGCCGCGCCCTCCAGGTGGCCAGTTGGTTCGATCGGCTCAACCCTCAAGAAGTCCAGGCCATCGACGCCTTGATGTCGGGCCAATACACCCTGTCCCCCCTCCAGCCTCAACCCCAACCGTCGCCTGGAGGGCAGCCAGCCCCCTCGCCCTCATCCGTACAGCCGCCGCCAGCAGCGGAGGACGAGGGGGACTGGCTCGACCCCCGCGCCCAAACCGAGATCCGTGCCCTGCGCGCCCAGATCAACGACCTCACCGAATCGTTCAAGGCCAGCCTCGGTCCCGTCGTCCAAACCCAGCAGCAGGCCGACTACCAGGCCCGCCTCACCCAGATCAACAAGGCCCACGCCGACTTCCAGGCCCGCTACCAGCTCGACGACAACGCCATGAACGCCCTGGAAACGTCCATCGCCCAGGCCCAGGTCCTCCCCGGCCTCGCCCAACGCGAAGGGTCCATCGAGAAGGGCATGAACACCGCCCTGGAGATGATGTTCTGGACCACCCCCACCTACCGCGACGCCTGGCAAGCCCAGCGCACCACCAGCCTCCAAGCGGAACAGGCCGCCGAAGAACAGGCCACCATCCGCAAGCAACACCTCACGGCCCTGTCCGGTTCGGGCGGCAGTGCTCCTCGCCGTGAGCCCGTTCCCTCATCCCCCGAGGACCGTCACCAGGCGATGGTCCAAGAGATCGCTGCCGCCATGAATGGCAGTGGTCAAGTCGAGTAATCACTACACGAAGGAGTAGGGAACCTTGGCCACACCTATCGGCACAGGGGTGTTGAACAGTATCTCTCGCAGATTCATCCTCGGCGAGATCACCGACAATATTTACAGGAGTAACCCCATCCTCTTTCGCTTGATTGCTTCCAAGAAGAAGATGGTGCAGGGTGGCCTCCAGATCGAACTGCCGCTCATGTACGGACGGTTCGCGGCGGGTGGCCCCTACCAGGGGTTCGACCAGTTGACCATCGCTCCCAGCGACACGGTCAAGAACGCGGCCCTGGACTGGAAGCAGCACTACGTGCCGCTGGCCATCGACGGCCTGTCGCTCATCAAGGCCAACAGCCCGGAGGCGATCGCCAACATCATCCGTCTGCTGTCGGACCAGTCCCAGATGGAGATGGCGGAGAACCTGGCCGTCGGGCTCTGGAGCGACGGGTCCAACCCCAAGGATCTCGACGGGCTCAAGGTGGCCATCGACGACGGCACGGTGAACAACACCTACGCCGGTCTGTCCCGTACCGCCAACACGTGGTGGAAGTCGAAGATCGACTCGTCGACGGCCGCTCTGGATCTGCCGCCGTTGCAGGCCATGTTCGGGAACTGCACCGAGGGCGGTAGGGCGCCGACGATCGTGGTGTCCCGCCAGGAGCAGTACAACCGGTTCTGGGCCAAGAACACGGTGTACCAGCAGTTCCCCGTCAACCCGGGGGGCAGCGACGAGCTGCTGGCCTCGGCGGGGTTCACCAACCTGCTGTTCAACAACGTGCCGTGGACGGTGGACTCCCACGTGTTCGACGGCCCCAACGCCACCAACAGCGCGGTGGTGATGCTGAACGAGGACTACATCTACTGGTTCACCACTCCCCGGGGCGATTTCGCCATGGAGGACTGGCAGAAGCCACCGGACCAGGACGCCTACGTCAGCATGTTGCTGTTCGCGGGGAACATCGGGATCACCAACGACGCTCGCCACGGCAAGCTCACCAACTTCGCTTCCTAGGAGGACCCAATGGGCAGCAAGACCATCTCCAACCCCACGGGCGCCTACGGGTACTCGACGTTGGACCAGCAGGGCTGGAACGAGACAGCAACGTTCGTGGTGTCCACCGCGGCGGTGGCGGCCAAGCAGCTCGTCCAGATCGACCCCGCGGGTAACACCGTGCGCTCCGCTACCACCACCCCCAACCCGTTGCAGGTGGGGATCACCCAGAACGCAGCGGCGGTAGGGCAGGCCGTCAACGTCATCGTGCAGGGAGTGGCGTCGGCCGTGCCGTACACCGGCACCGCCCCGGCGGCGGCCGACGTGTTGATCGCGTCAGCCACCACCGCCGGGCGCGTCGCGGTCAGCAACACCCCCGGTCTGGGCCAGTCGGTGGGGATCGCGGTGGGCGCCGGGGCCGGTGGCGTGGTCGATGTGTGGGTCACACCGAAGTACCTGTCGTAGCCTGCGGCCATGGCTTCGGGTGATGTTGTCCGGTTGGTGAACGTCGGCGATCGCGACTACGTCGACGCCTACAACGGCCGCAGCTACGTCATCCCCGCCCACGGCCAGATGATGGTGGACTGGGACGCGGTGTGCCTGTGGCTCGGCCACCCCGACGCCAACGACTTCGACCCCCGCAACCGGGTGCGGGTGTACGAGTACCAGCGGCTGCGGTCCAAGTACGGGGTGGACGCCAAGGCGTTGGAGATGAGCCTCAACAACACCCCCTTCGACGCCGAGGCCCTGTTCGAGGCCATGCGCCCCCCGTTGGAGGCCTACGACATGGCCGACCAGCGGATCATGACGGTGGCCGACGACCCCAACGGCGACTTCCTGGCCCCGGTGGTGGCCGCTTCCACCAGCGGGGACATGTCCACCATCATGGCCCGGTTGCAGACCATGGAGCAGGAGCAGGCCAACCTCCGCCAGCAACTGGCCATGGCCCAACGCCGCGAGCAGGCGTTGAACGACGCCCAGCCCATCGACCCCGACGCCCCCAAGGTCGTCTCCCAGGACCAGGGGATCCCGGGCACGGTCACGGAGACCACCGATCTGGTGGGACCCAGCATGGCGCCCCGCGACCCGGCGGTGTCGGAGCCCACCGAGGACAAGCCGTCCCGTGTCCGTGTCGTGCAGTCATGACCTGTGCGTGCCGACCTGACCCGCTCCGCGCTCCTGGACCTGTTCCGGGAGACCACCGCCCGCCTCGCCTCTAACCGGACGCAGCTCGCCGAGTTGGTGGCGGTGGAGCACGAGAACCGCACCCGGGCGTGGTTCGAGCACCCCTCCAACCTGGTGTCGGAACGGGACCGGGTGGCCGACTTCCAAGTGCTGGACCTGGCCGGTGACGTGATCCGGCTCAAAGGCGAGATCGCGGCGGACGAGGATTGGATCAGGTACTACACGGCAGCGTTGGGTGGGGTCTCGTGATCGGCCTCCTGACCGTCCTCGGGATCCTCATGTGGGTCCTGTACGGGGAGGACTAGGTGCCCGCCCCCAAGGTGGCCTCCAGCACCGCCGCCATCGCCTTCGACAACTTCCAACCGGGCATCGCCGACCTCCCCGGCATCAACTACAAGCCGGAGACGGCCACGCGCGACAACACCTGGCGGTGCATCGCCAACCACTCCGGCGCCCTCACCCCCCTGCCCCGGCGCACCATCCCCTTCGACGTGGGCGACCATCCCGACAACACCGCCTGCACCGGCCTGTACGTGCCCCCCATCGGTCTGCTCCCCAAGGTCAACACCATCGACTTCGTGAACGGCCAGTACCCGGAGCACGAGCTGTTCGTGGGGTTCGAGGCGTTCTCGGCGGGGACCATCACCCAGTCGGTGGCCCGCTACCGCCGCTACGAGGCCCCCCTGGGCCAGGGCCACGACCTCGTCAAGGAGGTCACCGGACCGGCGCCGGTGTGGCAGGAGGAGTTCGGCTGGCACCCGACGGGGATGGTGTTCGCCACCACCCGCTCCAACCGGGCCGACTACTCCCAGCCCGGTGTCCCCGTCGTCATCATCTTGGGAGCGGGGGGACTGTACGAGTTCCCCGACGACCAGGCGCCCTCCACCACCACCCCGTTCACCATCTTCACGTCGCCGTGGGTCCTGAACATGACCACCCACCAGGGGCGGGTCCTGCTGGAGCTGATGACGGTGTACGACCACGGCGTCGACACCATCACGTTCATGGGGGAGAACATGACGTGGTCGTGGTTCAACGACGTCACCCCCGCCCACTGGGGGACCTGGAACGGCGGTGACCCCACCGTGCCCGCCAACTTCGACGGGACGGCCAAGGTGTGGTCCCCGGAGAACCCGTCGGGGTTCGGGGCGCTGGCGTCGATGTCGGCCAACGAGATCTTCGCCGTCAAGCACTCCCACGGCGGCCTGTACGTGAGCGGGTCGCTCGACACCGGCACCGTCGTGGCCCTGCCCATGGTGACCGGCACCGACATCTCCCACACCCCCGCCGTCACCCCCATCGGCGTCGCCTACGGGAACCGCACCTCCGGGGTGTGGGTGTGGAGCCACGGGGACGCCTCGACGTTGATCTCCCCCCAGATGATCCCCGACTTCTGGGTGACGACCCCGGGGGGCGACTTCGACGAGTTCGGGGGGGTGTCCTACCAGTTCGCAACCTGCGCCGACTGGTTGTTCGTGCCCAACAACTTCCTGTACGACACCACCCTGAAGTCGTGGTGGCGGTACGAGGACCCGGCGGTGGCGGTGTACCGGTGGGTCACGTCGCAGTGGCATTTCATCTACGCCGCCAAGTCGTTTATCACCGCCGCCGACCACCAGCCCATCGCCGAGTACAAGCGGGAGGAACTGACCGACAGCTTCTCGTGGCAGTCCCACCCCATCTGGCAATCGGTGGCCGACATGATCGCCGTCACCGAGACCGAACTGATCGCCGAAGGCCAAGGCGACATCACCCTCACGTTGACCGCCCTCAACGGGGACACCAACTCCATCACGATCACCTTGGAGGACTGCGGGTTCCCGGAACGGTTCCGGGAGCGGCTGTCCATCCAGGGCAAGTACGTCCAGTTGCGGATCGAGTCCAAGAGCCCCTCCACGGCTGTCCCCGCGCCGACGGTCTATTCGGTGACGCTGTACCCGTTCAGTGAGGCGCCGGTGGGGCGGACCCGGTAATGGCCGGGTCGTTTCCCGACGTACCGGGGTTCCGGTTCGAGTACGACCGGGACGGTTCGGTCATGCAAGCGAGTGGCGGCACCGTCAGTGTGACGTCGATGCAGTACTTGAACGACGAGTCCAGCAGTGGCGCTGATATGGGAACCGGCTACACGGGAATAGCGTGGCCGGAAATAAGAACCGTCACCGGGCTATTCCTGTACGGCCAACACGGCGTCAACTACAACGACCAGGCCACTATCAAGACCTCCCCGAATACCACCAATGGTTATGACGGAACCTGGACGACAGTAGGAACGCTCCAAGAGAACATCAACGCCACAGACTTCAACATCCCGACCTATTGCCGCCAGATTGTCCCCGACACAACCACTCGCAACGGCATCTCCCTGTGGAATCTCCCCAACATCACCGGCATTCAGATTTACCCGGTGTATCAGGGGGGATGGACAGCCAAAGCCATCCACATCTACGGCACCATCCCGCTCACATCCAATCCGTCACGGCTGGTCCTGTGCGACTCGTCCGGCACCCCCACTACCAACGGGGCCTACTTCGACTTCGGCAACGCCGCTCGGGCCACGGCCGCTTCCATCCCCTTCCGCATCAAGAACAACTCGTCGGTATCCACCGCCCAGTCCATCACGGTTGCTATGCAGGCCTTGTACGACTCCTCCCCGACGTTCTCCAGTAACCATGACTTCGACTTCGGCGGCGGATGGGTCAAGACGGCGAACATCGGCGACCTCGGTCCTGGTGCGATCACTCCCGTCTACCAGTTCCGACGCAACACCCCTGCTGGTGCCGCGGTCGGACCATGGCAGGGGCGAGTCACCGCCGTCCCCGCCTTCATGACATGACATGCCATCCGTCCCCGACCTCGTCATCCAGGTCTACGACAACGTCGGACCACTTCCGTCCCCGGCTCTCGTTGCCCAGGTCTACGAGAACGTCGGCACCGGCCTGCCCCCGGAAGAACTGGCCGGGGAACTCGTCTACCCCCCGCCATGCCACATTCCGCACAAGAACTGGGCATCGGCCCAAGAGGCGGAAAACTACTTTCATATCGAACGATGGTCCTATGTCATGCATTCAGAGAAGTTCCCGGTGCAACTCCGACTCCATTTGCCCTACAAGAACTGGGCCGACGAGCAGGAAGCGACCAACTACTTCGTCATGGAACGGTGGGCGCTGGACACCCAGCTTCACGGGTACATCTATCCCCTCCATTTCCCGTTCAAGCGATGGGCGGACGACTGGATGGAGGAGGACAACTACCGCTACCTGGAGAACTGGGCGTTGTCCTTCACCGGATACCCGGGGAAGGAAAGTGTCGGTGTGCCGCCCATCTATCCGAACCTCTACATGCAGGTGTACGAGAACGTCACATAGGCAGGCCCCATGACCACCCAGTCCCAACTGCTGTCCGATGTCCGCTCCCGCCTCGACGAACCGTCCCCCCAGTTCTACCCCGACCCCGAACTGCGACGGTGGATCAACCAGGGGGCCCGCGATGTCGCCCGACGTACCGAGACCCTGCAAACCACCGCCGACATCACCCTGTCCCCCGGACAGCAACAGTACGTGGCGCCCATTGACACGCTGCGCATCTACCGCATCGAATACAGGGATGCCGGGTCGCGTGTCACTCCCCTCGAATACCGGGACTACGCCAACGCCGACAGCGTGTGGTGGACCACGCAGCTCACCACCCAGTCCACCCCCCAGATGTGGACGGCGTGGGGGTTCCCGCCCACCCTCAAACTGGTTCTCTACCCCATTCCCGCCAACCCCGGTACCAGCATCCGGGTGTTCTACTACCAGGCGCCCACCGACCTGGCCACCGACGGCACCGCCGCCAACACCACCGTCCCCATCCCGTCGGGGCGGGAGGAGTTGATCGTCGACTTCACCGAGTACATGGCCCTCCGCAAAGCCCGCGATCCGCGCTGGCAGGAGGCCAAGGGGATCTACGACGAGAAGGTGCAGGCCATGATCGACCAGACGCGGCGGTGGTCGGACCAGGCCGGAACGTACGACACGTCGTACCCTCTGCACCCGTTCGTGTGGGATGAAGGCTGGTACTGATGTCCGACTACGCCTACGCCGGTCAGGGGTACATCGGTCCCACCAGCCAGCGGGTGCAGGGCGCCACCCGGTCCATGGTCGACCCTGGCCTGGGGATGGGCGCCAACCCCAACCTGGGCACCTACTACCCGTTGGGTACCCCCACCGTCAACGACCCCACCTACGGGTTCGGGTGGGGAGCGACCCCCAACCCCAACTCCCCTATCGCGGGCACCCCGCTCATGGACCAGCTCGAAGCGAGCGACCCCTACGGGATCGGGTTGCGGGCACCGGGCTACAGCCCTGTTCCCGGGTTGACCGAACAGGCCAAGGAGTTCGGGCTCGGGATGGCAGCCACGGGCATGGAGGGCCTCAGCAAGTTCAACGAACTCATCGGCCAGAACGCCAAGGACATCATGATGGCCCAGATCAACCAACTGGGCATCGGCTACGGCCAGGAGAAGGGCTTTCTCCAGAAGGATTACGACATCGGGATGGGCAAGGTGGACCTGCGGGGCCAGTCCCTCGACGTCCAGAAGGCGGCCAACGCCCGCCAGCCCGGGTTCCTCACCGCCCTCCACAACATCGCCGGGCAGCAGTACGACCTGGCCCGTCAGGGCAACGTGGCCGCCAACCGGCAAGGGAACTTCCAGTTGTTCAACCAGGGGGTGGGAGCGGGGAACATCCTCACCGGCGGCTACGGGGTGCAACGCAACGAGCTGGCCCAACAGTTGATGCGGGCCAACGTGGGCGTGAACCTCGAACAGCAGGGGGAGACGGCCCGCTACGGGGAGAACATGGCAAAGGTGGCCGACGAGGGCAAACAGCTCGACATCCAGGGCCGCGACCTGGGACTGGACCGCGACCAGTTGCGCAACGAACTGGACAAGGGCATGGAGCGGTTGGGGCTCAAGAACTTCATGGACACGTCGGACCTGTTGCAGAAGATGAACTCCCAGGACCTGACCACGGCCATGAACGCCCAGGACATCTGGAACAAGATCATCTACGCCTCGGACGTGTACGCCAAGGGCTACCAGCCCACCGGGTCGCGAGGCCAGCCCCTCCCACCGCCGTGACAGGAGACTGAACCATGAGCAACGTGTTCGGTGGCTTCACACCCGGCAGCTTCCAGACGTGGCAGCAACGCCTCGCAGCGAGCACGCCGTCCGCCAACGGTCAGAACTTCTGGAACCTCATTCCCGGTGCTTCCAGTGTCGCTCCCGCCCTGGAGGAGCAGGCCGCCAACCCCGGCTTCTGGACCAAGTTCCCGGGAGCATTCCAGGGCTTCAAGTCCCCCGGACTGGCGCTCGGTATCGGCGCCCCCCTGGCGGGCCAGTTCGCGGGAGGCGCGGTCGAGAACCTGGGGAAACCCAACACCACCGGAGGCGACATCTGGCAGGCCATCGGCACCGGGTTCAAGACGGCAGGCGCGGCCGCGCCGGTGGGCGCCATGTTCGAGGGCGTGGGCGCCATCCCCGCCGCCATCGGCGGTTTCGGTGTCGGCTTCACCGGCAGCCTGGCCCACAGCCTGTTCGGCGGCGGAGGACAGCAGGGACCGTCGGCCGACGACCTCAAAGCCCTCATCGGCACCACCGCCACCCAAGGGCAGTTGGACCCCGCCACCTACCAGCAACGGTTCGACACCTACAAGAAGCTCGGCATCCAGAGCACCACCACCGACGCCCAAGGCAAGACGGTGGGCACCGGGAAAGCGGCCACCGACCAGGAGATCGCCCAACGGGTCATCTCCGAACTCAGCGGCGACGCCCAACAGAAGCAGGCCCAACAACAGGACTTCGCCAACACCTACCTCACCAACCAGGCCAACGCCCAATACCAGTTGGCGTTGCAGTCCCAGGCCCAACAGTTCTTCTCCCCCTACGCCAACGCCATCCTGGCGTCGGGGATGCAGGGCTCCCAGATCCTCAAGCGGCTCGCCGCCACCGCTCCTCCCGGGTTCAGCGACGCCTTCAACTCCCAGGCCGACATGATGGCCAACGACGCGCTGCGCACCTACGGGGCCTACGGGATGCAGATCGCGGCCCAGCCGTGGGTGACGGCGGTGAACGAGACCGCCAAACAGCAGGCCCAGGCCTCCCAGAACACGTTGGACCAGATGCGGCTGTTGGCCGCGGCCCAGGCCCGCCAGGGCTCGGGGAACCAGACCGATTTCAGCCAAGTGACCCAGCCGACACCGACGGGGTAGCGCATGTCGCTCCCCGGCCTCCCCCTCCCCTCGCTGCCGTCGTTCCCGTCGTTCGATCTCCCCGGACCGCTCGGGTCCCTCCTCGGGGGAGGACCGGCCAACCCGCCGCTGTATACGCAGCTCCCCAAGGTCCAGACCGCGTTCACCCGCAAGTACTCGGACCCCGGGCTGCAGAGCGCGCTGTCGTCGCTGCCCCCGTCGATTTCCAACAGCTTCACCGCCTACGACCTGCAGCGGGTCAACCGGGGCCAGATGCCCCTCACCGGCTCCCAGACCCTCGGCGCCCTCAAGACGGCGGTGGACCAGAAGGCGGCGACCCCACCGCCCGACGAGGGGTTCCTGGGCAACGCCCTGGCCGACCTGCGGTCCCTCATCGACATCCCCCACATGGTCACCGGCCTCGTGTCCGAAGCCCAACAGCTCCCCGAGGCCCCCCAAAAGCTCTCTGAGGTCCTCGGGCGAGGGGACCTCAGAGACATCGTCGCCGGACTCCAGGAGGTCCCCGGCCTCCGATTGGTCCCCGGCGTCTACACCGCCTCCACCCTCGCCCAGGGCGGACCAGGCGCCCTCCTCCAGCACCCCCTCTACACCGCCCTCGACGTCCTCCCCTACGTCAAGGAACCGATCGCGTCGCTGGCCAACACCCTGGCGGGGAAGGTCCCCCGCGTGGCCGCGGAAGCGGCAAGGGTCGCCACCCCCGAAGTCCAAGCCGACATCGCCGCCCAGAACGCGGCCCGGGTCGAGGCGGGAGTGCGTCCCCTCCCCACCGAACCGTCCAACGTGCGCCTCCTGGGCCGCACCAGCCCCATGCTCCAGGAGTTCGTCACCAGCCGCCCCCTCTACCAGGCCCTCGCCACCCGGTTCGGGGAGTACGCCCGCGACCTCGCCCAACTCCGCTCCGGGGCCGAGAACCGCCTGGCGCTGTGGGCCAACGCCGAAACCCCCGCCGACCACCCCGCCCTCGCCACCGTCGACCCGTCGCTGCGCGACATCGTCACCCAATCCCAAACCTGGGGGGACATCCCCCTGGAACGCCAGATCGAACTCGGCAACCGGCTCCGCACCGAGCACACCCCCGACGTTCTCGCCAGCCTCACCGACGACCGGGAACTGGCCCTGGCCAACTGGCTCGACGAGAAAGCCAACGTCCTCGCCGACTACGGCGTCCACCAGGACATGCTCAAACGTCTCGACGGGCAGATCTTCACCCCCGACCAGTACCAGACCATCATGAACGCCCGGAACAAGGTCACCGCCGCCACCGCTATCCGCGATCTCCGCACCCGCATCGCCCAAGCGTCCCCGGCCGACGAGTTCCCCCACCTCGATCCCGCCGACGTGTTGAACGAGGACATGACCAACAAGTGGGCTCGGACCGTGGGGCAGGGCTACGCCCAGCTCCTCGACAAGTCCGGGTTCGACGGTGACCTGGTCCGCAAGGCGGCCAACGCCAAGGGCGCCACCCGCGACGACGTCGCTGCCGCCATGCGCGCCGCCCAGGCCGACCAGGTCGAAAAGACCCTCATGTCGCGCCAGGAGATCCTCGACGCCATCGACGCCCAAGCGAAAACGGACCCGTCCTACGCCGCCGCCCGCGCCCACATCCGGGCGGGGAACTGGCAGGACGCGGTGAACCAGTGGCGCAACACCATCGGTTCCCGCCGCCAGCACATCCACCCCCAGTCCGACGCCATCTACGACTCCATGCAGCGTTACGCCGACATGGACCGGTTCAACGCTCGCACCGAGGCGTACACCGACCGGCGGGTGGCGTCACTGGAAGCGAAACAGGCCAAGGTGGAGGACCGGGTCCTGCCCGCCTCGCTCATGCCCGTGGTGGAGAACCTGCGCTACGTCCCCGGGGACCGCACCACCGCCCTGTACCACCTCTACGGCGACAACCCCGAAGCCCTCCGCCATCTTGACCAAGGGTTCCCGGAGATGGTCCAAGGTCTGCGCGACAACCCCCAGGAACTACGCGCCACCGAACGGGCGTTGGTCTCCCAGGTCCAGGAGATGCGCCGCAACGGCCTCAAGACGGTGTGGTCCCACCAGGTCGCACCGGACAAGGTCTCCCAGATCATCCACCCCCACATCACCGACTGGATGAAGGACCCGTCGCTCATCCGGGAACGAACCTTCGACACCGTCCCCTACCACGAGAACCCCACCGTGGCCATGTCCCACGGCGCCGTGGAGTACATGACCAAGAAGGTCCAGGACCAGTTCGTCGACGACTTCGTCAACATCTTCGGCAAGGACCAGACCACCGCCTACGCCGAGATCCGCGACCTGGCCCAGACCCTGGCCCGAGGCAACCCCATCAAGGCCCGCCAGATCGCCAACACGTTGATCCGCCGCAACTACGAGCCCTACAACCCCGACCAGATGTTCCCCGGCAGCGGAGCGGGACTACGGATGCGACCCGACGAGCGCATCTACATCCCCAAGGTCATCGACAACGCCCGCAAGGAGATGTTCGAGAAACAGCCCTACCGGTTCGCCCAGGCCCTCGACAAGCCCATGAACCTGTTTCGCACCAGCGTCCTCGCCTACCGGCCCGCCTTCCACGCCAACAACATCGCCGGTGGCCTCATCCTCATGGCCCTCCAGGAACCGGGGACGATCCCCTACATGCTCTCCCACTACCCCGAGATCAGTAAATGGATCCGCTCCGGGGAACGGGAGATGGTCCCCGGCGCACCCCCCGGCGGGATGGGGTTCTACCCCCGGGAGATCAACGAGTGGCTCGACCGCACCACCACCGCCGACCGGGTGGCCGCCATCCACGACCTCCAAGGGGCCACCACCGCCCGCCGGTGGGTGGGCGAGATGCTGGGAGCGGGCAGCAACGTCGTCGACGCCCTCCGCCGGGGCGCCCAATGGTCCTACGACAAGAACCAACTGGTCGACAACTTCTACCGCTCCACCGCCTACAAGTACGCCTTCGACAAGGAGCTGAACGCCCAGATCAGGGGCGGGTTCGCGGCCGACTCCCCCGAAGCCGTCGCCCGCGCCCAACAGGCAGGCGTCGCCCTGGAACGCAAAGTGCTCCCCCAGTGGGACCGCATGACCCCGTTCGAGCGCACCGTCATCCGCTCCTTCTTCCCCTTCTACTCCTTCTCCAAGTTCCTCATCGACTACGCCCTCCACTTCCCCATGGACCACCCCTACCGGGCCGCGGTCATGGCGTCGCTGGCCCGCAAGGAACGAGAGGACTTCGGGGACTGGCTGCCGTCCAACTTCTCCCGCATGTTCTTCGTCGGCAAACCCGACAAGAACGGCGTGGTCAAGGCCATCACCCCCGGCGCCCTCAACCCCTTCCAGGACCTGTCGTCCATGTTCACCATCGGCGGGCTGCTGGGGCGCACCAACCCGTTGATCGTGGCCACCATGAAATCCATCGGCATCGACCCCTCCAAGGGCAGCCAGGACCTGTACCCCGACGTGTCCTACGACCCCACCACCGGCACCCTCAAACCCCGCAACCCCGGCCTGCTGGGCAACATCCTGGGGTCGTTCATCCCCCAGTCCCAGGTGGTCAGCGCCCTCATCGGCCACAACGAGAACTTCAAGGGGCTCCTGCAAGCCAACCCCGAGGCGGCGGCCACCATGCTCCGCTCCGGTCTCGGTCTCCCCAACTTCTACCGCGACATCAACGTCCCCCAGGAAGCGTTCCGGGCCGAAGTGCAACGGGAGAACGTCCAGCAGCAGGTCCGCAACAAGGCGCTGCGCACCGGGGACTGGTCCGAAGCGATGAAGTACCCGGGCCTGCGCCCCCAGTTCGCCCACATCCAGCAGTTGCTGGCGTCCAACCCCGCCGCCCTGCGGGCTTACCGGTCCCAGGTGGCGGCGAACACCACTCCCGATGCTCTCAAGCTCGCCCTCATCGAACGCACCGTCCCCGTGGGATGAATGAACCTCGCCTCCCTCGGCGCCCTCCTCACGGGGATCGCCGGGATCGTCACCGCCCTGGTGTCGCTGCGCAAAGCGAAACGGGAAGGGGCGGCCGACTGCCATGAACGGCTCAAGGCCATGCAGACCGAAGCCGAGGACCTGAACGCCGAGCTGCACCGCATCCGCATGGACCACCCCGACTGGGGGTCGGCCACCACCTGGCTGCTCGTCTCCCTCGCCCTCCTCGCCATCGCCGCCGTGCTCGCTACCGTGGCCCTCGGAGGCATCCATGGACCCATCGGACCACCAGGACCCACCGGACCCAAAGGACCCGCAGGCCAACAAGGACCGCAAGGATCAACCGGGTCGACGGGACCACCGGGATCGACCGGGTCCACGGGGGCGGCTGGCGCGGTGGGCGATAACGGGACGGGAACTGGAAGCACTCCTGGCCCGCAGGGCGACACAGGAGCGACAGGCGCAACAGGAGCTGGCGGAGTGGGTGGCGCAAACGGCAGCCCTGGCCCGACAGGATCGGCAGGCGCTACTGGCCCGACAGGGCCAACCGGACCACCAGGGCCACCAGGACCCCAAGGGCCGACAGGAGCCCAAGGAGGAACAGGACCAGTAGGACCCACAGGCCCGCAAGGACTCGCTGCCTCATGTCCCCCCGGATTCACCCTCGGCGATGTCGTGGTCAAAGCCTCGAAGGGTTCCGCGGAGTTCACCATCCACGCCTGCGTCCGCTGACTAGGTTCCCGCCATGGCCGACGACCAGCGTCCCGCATTGGAGCAGTGGATCCGCGCCGTCCAAGCGGAGGACGCCGAACGCGACGACGACGATGAAGGCCAAGGCCATCTCGGACCGGAAGGGCCGTCGTGGCGGGAACGCCTCCACCACGGCCGACCCCACAAGATCCGGTGGCCCGATGCCTGACCGGTGGCTCCCCAACGCCGAGATCATCGGCTGCACCAAGACCGGCGGCAGCTACAACGGCGCCCCCTACCGCCTCACGCTCCACACCACCGAGGGCGATCCCGGCACCGTCAACGGGTGCCGCAACATGGCCGAGACCCACGGCTCACCCCCACAACTCTGGTACCACCCCCGTCTCCGCTGGCTCGGCCAGGGCCTCCCCCTCGACCGCTCCGCCTACGCCCTCGCCCACCCCTCCGGTACCCCCGAGACCAACCGGGCGGGCGCCCTCCAAGTCGAGATGTTCGGCTACGCCGACGACACCCCCAACTGGACTACCGAACTCGACAACATCGGCCACGACGTCCTCCGCCCCCTCCTCGACGCAGGCTGGCCCATCGACACCGGACGCCTCGCCCCCACCACCGGCTCCGACGGCTACGGCCAGAACGGCGCAGTGCGGGGCAACTGGGACCAGTGGGCCAACTTCAACGGCCTGTGCGTCCACGCCAACGTCCCCGGCAACGACCACTGGGACGCAGGCCAGGTCGACCTGCACCGCATCGTCGACGCCGCCGGAGGCGTCAAACCGAAACCACCGCCACCCGAGGAGCGCGACATGGCCGCCCCCGCCACCTGCACCGACTCAGACGACCGCCAATGGGTGTTCTACAAGGGCACCGACAAGCAACTGTGGGCCCGGTGCGGCAGCGACGAGCCCTTCGCCCTGGGGGGCGAAGTCACCGACGCCATCACCGTCGTCCCCGGCCCCCGCTTGCAGTTCGACGTGTACGCCTACGCCCCCAACGGCTCGTGCTGGTCCCGCCACGCCGAGGGCTATGACTGGGGCGACTGGTACCAGCTCTAGGTGGGAGCCGTCCGTGGGTACCCGACCAGGTTGCCCGCCCTGTAGCAGGCGGACGGTTCCCACCGTGAAAGGAAGAACCCGTGACCGAGACCCAAGGCTGGATCCTCGTCGTCGAAGTGGGCGTCATCGCCCTCTCCTACCTCCTCGGCCTGGTGCGAGCACGCCCGTGAGGCGCCCGTAGTGCGCCTCCTGCTGGCCGGAGTAGCCCTCGTGGCCAGCGCACACCAAGGACCCGGCCCCGGCCTCACCGACGCCGTCAGGATGGGACTGGCGGTGCAATACAACGCCGCCGTCACCTGGAACGAAACCGAGGCCCGCAACCGCTGGAACTACGAGGCGGCGAGATCGCGCCCGCCCGCGACCACTGTCCCGACGCGATCCCGCCGATCCTCTGGGGGACCACCATCATCGTGGGACCGTGT